TAAAATAATTATCATAATACAATAAAAGGAGAAAATAGAATAATGGCAAAAGTTCATGTATTTGATCATCCGTTGATTCAACATAAATTATCATTTATAAGGGATAAAAAGACAGGATCGAAAGACTTTAGACAGTTAACTAATGAAGTAGGGTCACTAATGGCTTATGAGATCACTAGAGATTTACCTTTAGAAGAGGTAGTTGTTGAAACACCGATTCAAAAAACAACATGTAAGAGATTAGCAGGTAAGAAAGTAGTGTTTGTACCAATTCTACGTGCTGGGCTAGGAATGGTAGATGGATTAATGGATCTAATACCTTCTGCAAGAGTTGGTCACGTTGGATTATATCGTGATCCGGAAACACTTCAACCACATGAGTATTTTGTAAAAATACCAAGTAATCCAGAAGAACGTTTATTTATAGTAGTAGATCCTATGTTAGCAACTGGTGGTTCAGCAATTGCCGCTATAGATTCATTAAAACAAAGAGGAGTTACAGATATTAAATTTATGTGTTTAATAGCAGCTCCAGAAGGGGTTGAAGCATTACACACTGCTCACCCAGATGTTGAAATATTTATTGCGGGCTTAGATGAAAAACTTAATGACCACGGTTACATTGTACCTGGATTAGGGGATGCCGGCGATAGAATATTTGGAACTAAGTAAAAAATAAAAATATTTTCAAAAATCCCTTGCATTACCGCACAAGAAGAGGTAATATACACACATGGACAGACAACAAGGTCTGCCACCGACACCTTGACGGAATCAAGGCAAAATACCGAAAGGAAATCAAAATGAACTTAAAAAATGAACTGAAACAACTTGAAAGTTATTATGAAATTTGCGGTTATAACGGAAAATTAAAAGCGGAAAGCCTGATTCATGGCATCAACTGCATTTTAGAAGGAAAAGAAAGAACCGTTGACATTCATGATTCAACAAGGGAAGAGTTAGAAGAGAGAATTTCTAAATTTTATATGAATATTGACGAGCATTTGGCAAATTAATAAGAAAACACAGGCCGCCTGAATATGGCGGCTTTTTTGAAAGCAAATCATGAGCAAGAATAATATTTTTAATCAATACCCGGCAATCATTCATGGCGAATCACGATCAGAAACAGACGAATTTGTGATTCACACCCGATACCCTCGCTTTTTGGCGCGGAAATCGCTAGACGACAGATACACGGGCGGAATAACAGGGGATTTTGTCAACGGCGATTTAATAGAGGACAGCAAGACAGGCCGCCTCGCCTACCGCTCGAATATCGGGCTTTGGTTGTCTGATTTTATATTCTTAGACAACAACCGCCCGGAAGTTACCGAAGAATGGTTGAATAGTCTGAAGAAAGTCTGCGACCAAATCACAGCAGACGATTTGATGCTGTCGGAAGATGGGGATTTGTATGACTGAGAATTTTGAGCTTGGTTACACACCGGCAAACCTAAAAACCCTGCGCCAACAGCATGGGCTGACACAGCAGAATGTTGCCGATATTACGGAATCGACGCTAAAAACCGCTCAAAAATGGGAAACAAGCCCAAGCATGAGCAGTTTTGCAAACATGCCTCACACTAAATGGCTTAAGCTTTTGGAATATGTAGAGAATAAATGAGAAAAAGGCCGCCTGAAATCTCAGACGGCCTTTGTTTCATTTTAATATTGCGCTACCAACACAATATTAAGGCAGCTCTCCTGTCCAGTTCACTGCTTACAACTCAATAAGATTGAGCCTTATTTCAAATATTCAAATATATTATAAAACTATATTTTCCATCTGTAAACAATTACCTTAACGTATCGGATAACGCCTTATGCCGCGCCTTACAGTCATTATATAGCCCGATGACTTGCAACGACCACGGCAGCACATCCGCGCCTGTTCCGCCATCAAGTTTAGGCAGATTCGGGCATGGCTGGATAAGGTCAGCCGGCGGTTTAATTGCCGTCGGTAATGGCGGCATTGATGACTGACAGCCCATCAGAATCAAGACAGGCATTCCGAAACACAGGCTTTTCAACAATCTTCTGCACTTGTACATATCTCACGCGCTCCTTTTCTTCTCGCACCGCTTTGCCCGACTGATACGCAGCGGACAACTCGCGGTCTTGTTTCGCCTTTTCAATCGCGGCATCTTTCAGACGGCCTGAAATTTCCGCTGCCATTGATTCACGTCCGCGCCGATATTGGGCGGCATGGTCGTATTGCCATGCGCCCACAATCAGCACGAAGCCAATCACGATCAGAACCAGTTTCCAGTTTTTAAGTAGCAGGCTGTTCATAGGTTTTCAGCATTGTTTGGTAGTTTTTAATTTCGCTTTCGGCAAACTCAAACGCTTTTAGGTCGGCTTCTTCGCTCGCCTGTTTGCGCTTTTCTTCCCATTCAGCGATACGCGCTTTTAGAAATTCGACAAGATTCATAATCACGCCTCGCTCGCACCATGCGCGGCTGTTGCCGTAACAGATGACAAAACATAACGCTCAGGCGCAGGGCTTGATGGTACGGCCTTGCCGTTTACCAGCTTGGACGGCCAAAAATAGCCGTCAATATCGTCAGGGTTGAACGGCACAATAGACACGGTATTGCCTTGATTGCCGCCCAAGCCCAAAATCTGACCTTTGGCGTTTTTACCGACAACAAAAAACACATGGCCGCCGCCTTGTCGGGATTTGACAGCAATGCAACCATAAGCAGGTTTTGACAGCTTCGTCAGACCGGCACTTGCCCACGCTTTCGCACGATACCAATCCTTGATGACCGCGCGGCCACTCTTGCCCAAGCAATGACCGACAAACAAGCCGCACCACGGGGTCTCATCCTCAAAATACCAAGACTTTGCCGCACCGGGGAACGTTCCCATATCTTTTAACCACTGCACGATTGTCGGGTTATGCGCTTTTGTGCCGACAATCTCTTTCAAGCCAAGATGTTTTTTGGCCTCTTTAATCCATTCCAATTCTTGCATTTTCCAATTCTCCAAGAATAAAGGCTGTCTGAAACTCAGACGGCCTTTTTCTTTCAAATAATTAATCTTTATCGATAAACTTACTCGACGTTTTCTTAACCCACTTCTTCATCAGCCCAGGAGCAAGACTCTCGACTGTATCCATAGCATGGCCAGTCAATATACCGACAAACGCGCCCGCAATCGCGCATGTCCACACCTGATCCAACATCAGGAAACGCTCTGCCACGGCAGCGGCGGCAACGGCAGAAACCAAAGCCTCAAAGAGACCTGAAACTACCGCGTCATGGTCTTTCATGCTAGACCACACACTCCCTACAACACCGCCGGCAATGGCAAAAAGATAACCTGTTTGAAAAAAATCATGCATCATTCCCCCTTTTGTTTCGGCCTGATTTTACCTTCCCAAAACAACAATTTGAGCGAGTTATTCCCCGCAAGAAGACACAACATCGCCAAAACTGGCGGAATAACCATGCCTGTATGCGCGGGAGGGTACGCCCCCCAAAAGGCATTTGCAGTCAAAAACCAAATCAAAGCGGCAACCAACAAAACATAACCCGATAAGACGTTACCTCGGAATGTTTGCCAATACATCGCTGCCAACTGCAAAATACCAACCCCGCCGAAAACCGACACCAACGTTAATTCCGAGATGTCTTTAAATTTATAATAAATTGGCCAATTATAGATTTCATCCGGCGAGAAGATGAAAACTAAGGCATAACCAATCAGCGAGACACCGCTGGCAAATTCCACCGCCCTTGTTCCGGTACCAAATAACCAATTTTGGAATTTAACCGGCAAGAATCTCCAATCCAAAACATACTTGACCCATCGGATAACCGTACTCATTTTTTACTCTCCAAATACTTCTTTTGCATACCTTACTGATTCCATTGCATCTTTACAATACTTATCTGCACCTATCTTTTGTGCATAATCTCTTGTAAGTACTGCTCCACCCACCATTATTTTTACATCTTGATTGTTTGTTTCTCTTATAAGGTCTATTGTTTTTTGCATATTATCAACAGTAGTGGTCATAAGAGCTGATAGGCCAACTAAAGTAACTTTTTCTTTTTTTATATCCACTTTTGATTGTACTTCGTAAGCTAGTTGCATTTCTTTTCCTTGATAATCA